GATTAAATTTGTATTGCTCATTTTATTATTTTATTAAATTAATTACTTTTATGTTGTTTTCATAATTAATTTAATTTTTATTGACCTATACTTTTATTGAAAATTTTCATTAAATCACCTTTTTTTTATCTCCTGCGATTTGCTGATATTCTTGTTCTCTCTGGTTTTGTAATTTTTCAATTGATATATCTGCAGGCATTCTACTTGATTTGTAATCCGCCTCATCTTCAGGTGTATTAATTTTATCTATATAATTTAATTCTACATAATTATGCATTTGCCTTATTCCCCCGTTTCCTTTGGCAGATAAAGAATCCGAATCCATATCCAAGAAACTATATTGGTCAGATACAATGTTATTAAATCCACCATCAAAAGAAAATGCCATTGGTTCTAAATTATTATTAGTAGCCTGTTTTACATTCATTTGTTGTTTAGGTTTAAAATATTGCAAAATAGCTTCTCCATAAAGAACATTGTAGCCTTCATTTAATAAAAGAAGAGCCGGTACTCTATTAATATTTTCTGGCATAATTATTTTTTGACCATTTTCCAAAATAATATATGTTTTATTATTTGCCTCTTTTACTCTTTTATCAATACATATAAAATGAATATCTTTTTGTAAATTAGATTTAGTTAAAGTTTGTAAAAGTTTTTTAGAGTGTTCACAATAATTACTGTAATACAATATGGAACTCATTTATTCTATAATAACTTTATTGAATTTAATATTTAACTCATTTATTTCCATTAATACTTTTATAGAAAAATATAACCCTTTATAAAAATATTAAACCCTTTTATAAAAATATAAACCTTTTTATAAAAAAAATGAATTATTTTCAATATTATTAATAATACAATATAAATATATACTAATAATACAATAATTATGAACCCAACTGTTGAATTTCTTGCTGAAACAGATGACCTATTACAATTTACACTAAAAGGTGTAAATGTAAGTATTGCTAATTCGTTACGTAGAACTATTTTATCTGATATTCCTATTGTGGTTTTTAAAACTGCACCATATGAAGAAAATCGTGCAAATATCACTACAAATACGTCCAGATTAAATAATGAAATTTTGAAACAACGTTTAAGTTGCATTCCTATTCATATTAATGATCTAAAGCAATTCCCCTTAAAAAATTATCAATTAGAAGTGAATGTAGAAAACAATACAGACACTATTTTATTTGTTACTACTAAAGATTTTGTCATTAAAGATTTAATTACCAATAAACCATTAAGTCAGGATAAAACTAGAGAAATATTCCCCCCTTTTGTATCAACAAACGGCGAGTATTATATTGATTTTGTAAGATTGCGACCTAAAATAAGCGATACTATCCCAGGTGAAAAAATAAGTTTAACATGCGAGTTTAGTGTTTCTTCTGCAAAAGAGGATGGCATGTTTAATGTGGTATCTACATGTGCTTATGGATATACCCCAGATAAGGATAAAGCAGAAATAGAATTAGCTAAAAAGATGCAAACTTGGAAGGATGAAAAAGTAAAACAAGAAGACATTGATTTTGAAGCAAAAAATTGGAAATTATTAGATGCGCTGCGTATTGTTAAACAAGACAGCTTTGATTTTACTATAAAAACGATTGGCATTTACACAAATCATGAACTATTAAATTATGCATGCGATATTTTAACTGATAAAATTAAAGAATTTATGCAATTATTGGATGACGATAAAATGCAAATAGTAAAGGCACAAACTACTATATCAAATTCTTATGATATTACATTAGAAAAAGAAGATTACACTGTTGGAAAAGCGTTAGAATATATACTCTATACCAAATTGTATGAAGAATTAAAAACGCTAACCTTTTGCGGGTTTTCCAAATCACATCCACATAATGATTATAGTGTAATTCGTCTCGCTTATGTTGAACCAGTTGAAATATCTAATATTAAAAAGGATTTAATGGATGGGTTCACTCTTTTACTAGAAATATATGACAAAATGAAAAAGTCATTTCTGAAATTTATGAAAAATTAATACTAATTATATTATCTGTAATAACTTTACACCTTTGGACATTTAAAACGCCGATTTTCTAAACCTTATAATTCTTTAATTTTCGTTTTCTTGTTTTATTTTTCACATATACAGTATCTCTGTTATATGCTCCCTTAAAAATATTTTCATACTTTTCTTTTGGTATTCCTCGTATTACACTTGTTATATTTGCTTTTAACTTTTCGTGCGTTAATCCTTCTCCTTCCTCGCTTACTTTATATAATCGTGATTTCAACATACTAAAATAATTTTCAATACTATTTGTGAAATGTTGATATGGGACAGCATATAATATTTTATTATGTTTATTAACCAACTCTTTTATCCTTTCGTTTCTATGACTACTCGCATTATCCAAAATAATAAGTTTATTCATGTATTTATTTGTTATATGTGTTTCTAAAAATTCATATAATCTATCTGTATTTATACCACTTTTTTCATTATGTTTCCAAATTTCGTCTTTCACATCTTCAAGTAAAAACAAAGAAGATGAAAAAGTAAGACCATCGTAGGTGAAATTCCTACTATTGATTTTACATTTTTTGGATTTTTTGAATTCCGTGAAAATCGGCGTTTTAAATGTCCAAAGGTGTAAATAAATAGGTTAAATTATATATTATTTAATATGCTATTTTGTATATTAAATGATACCTGATTGCACATTAACAACATCATGCTTCAATTTAACTAAATATAATAGTAATGCAAGAACATTTATAGACGCGATAAATAATATGATTCCTTTATTGCAAACACCTTGTTATTTAATTATTTTTACAGACACGGAATGTTTTGAAAAAATTAAAGAAATTCGCGATTCTTTTTTTTTACAAAATCTTACTCATTATGTAATAAGTGAATTTACAGATTTAGAATGTTATAAATATAATGATATTGTTAAAAAAAATAGGGAAAAATATTACCCCACAAAAGATGAGAGAACTTGCTCTGAATCACACCTGTTATGTTGTAATAAATTTAATTTTTTATTAGAAACAATCAGATTAAATCCATTTAATACTAGCAAATTTGGGTGGATAGATTCCAATCTGAGAGAAAATTTTTTAAAAATTTGCACTAATTATGAAAATAACATGTTGTTGCAAGCATTACATAAAGCTTCTCATAAATTTCACATACAAATATTAAATGTATGTGATAAAAAGTATATCAATCCTGAAAATAAGAGAGAAATGTATGAACAATATAGATGGATTGTCTGTGGTTGTTTATTTATAACTGGTCCAGATATTGGTGTAAAAATATGCAACCGATTAAATGATATAATGATTAAAACAACTATAGAAGGTTATGGTCATGGCGAAGAAATGTTTTTTTTAGAAATATTAGACGAGTTTTATGATGACATTGAACAAAGTTTTGGCGATTATAATACTTTACTAAACAATTTTATTCACCCAACAAAAGGGGTTGACTATATATTAAATTATATTATTAAAAACTACAATAATTTAGGTTACTATAAAGAATCATATGATTGTTGTAAAAAAGTATTACATCAAATTGAAAATTACAATGTTTCTATTGATTATAATGTATATTTTCAAATTTTGTTTAATTATTATTTAGCAACATACTATCATAAAAATAAAGAAGAAGCACATAAAATCGTAAAACATATAATGAACATTGTTTCTATAAACCCTTATTTTGAAAATGAATTCAATAAAAATAAACACTTTTATGAATTACAATTTAATTATTGTAAATAATTCATTATATATTTTTGACAGGTTAAAATAATTATAAATATATCTAAAGATATAGCATGTCTAATAATTCAATTACTTTTGTTACTAGTTATTACCATATTTATGAAAATGATAAACTATTTAATAATAAAACTATTGAATGGAGATTTAATCAATTTAAAGATATTGCATCTACAGGAATTAATATTTGTTTATATACGGATAAAATATGTTATGAATACGCAGAAGAATTTATAAAAGATTATCCTAATATTGTGTTAATGTCATCCAATACAGATGATTTAACAAATACATATGCGTATAAAAACATAATTAATGATGATAATATTGAATATACTCTTCCGGGGAATCGCCATCCAATAAAAGATACTACAGAATATATGATATTAATCAATTCTAAAATTGAGTTTGTGAATAAGGCAATTCAACAAAACCCATTTCATTCTACCCATTTTGCATGGATAGATTTTAGCATATCATATATTTTTAAAAATAAAGAAAATACGTTAGATTATTTAAAATCGTTAAAGCAAAAAACAATATTATCAAATGACCAACTCATTATACCCGGATGTTATACTGATAAATTAAATTGTGATGAAACTCATAACATATTAAATAATATTTATTGGAGATTTTGCGGTGGATTTTTTATTGGGAATTCTTCCTCTATTATTGAATTTTTTAACTTGTATCAAACTCATTTTGCAAATTTTTGCAAAATAAATAAAAAAATTGTATGGGAAGTAAATTTTTGGGCTTGGTTAGAAGCAAATACTGACTGGTCGCCTATTTGGTATTATGATACACATACAGATAATATTATTTGTATTCCAGATAACTACATATCTTAAATTGTATAATTATATATTTATAATTCTACACTGCCGTCCAGTTCATTACTTGATTTATTAGTTGATTTGATAAAATCTATATTTCTTTTTCTCATGTGAAAATTCAAACAATACATTAATAAAGTTGTGTTTAATTGATTTACATATTTTTGTACGAACGTATTATTTACATATAATTTTTTCTCTTTCAATTCAGTCAAGTAATTATGATGGATATGAAACATATGAGTTCGGTATTGTTCCGAAAATTCTATCAAAGGTTTTTCTTTTTTGATATAACATGTAATATAATTTTGATAAAGTGTATTCGTAAATAAATGTAATTGTTCTCTGAATTGCGAAAATGTTTTTTTCTCTTCTGGATAATACTTTAAAAAATCGCCTACCTTCCCTTCTTTTCGCAAAGATAAATATTGATATTGTAATTTAGGCTGATTTCCTCTTAATTGTCTTACCTCTTCGTATACTGGGTTGCGTATTTTTGTTCTTTCTCCAGTTTCAGTATTATGTAAAACCACCCCCAGAATATGATACGGTGTATTCATAGATGCATATGTATTAACCAACTCTTGATAACTGTTTATGCTATATTGAGTAGGAACCTTTATAGTAGAACCATTTATTATTAATTTATTATAAAAATCTATATAATTTACTCTATCTATTTGTATATCATGAATTTGACCATAATGTTCCAAATGTGTTATTTTATTTTGAATTCTATAAATTGCAACTAAATACAATTGCGGGTGTTCAAAAGGGACCACAATCCTATTCTCTGGATGTTGTAATACAAAACTATAACATTTATCCTTTTCCAAATCATCTAATGTAAATTTACAATATTTTAATGCTTCCAAAAACATTACACGAAATGTTTTGCCTTTTGGAGACTTATAAAAACTATTTGTAGCACCTACTATATTACGAGTCGCAAGTTCCCAACCTCCATCCAATCCGAACATTTTATCCCAAAATACATTTATCATAGTGCCTTCTACAAACTCCTCTGCAACTAGACAATCCATATTAGAAGACAAAATTGGATATTTAGAGATGAATTCAGAGGCTTTTATAGATTTGGGAGGAGAAAAACAAACAATCTCATTTTTACTATTTGCAATAATAGACCTACATAACCCAAAAACGGATTGTAAGCTATCATTTAGCATGGTCTTATCATACCGTATTATCTTATAAGCAAGTGTATTATTTTCTGTCTTACATTCTATTTTATTTAACTTAAGTGTCATAGTTTCCTTTTCTGAATTATATAATAAATTTAAAAATCCTGGAATATCTGATAATGCATAACTAATATTTTTAGTGGCGTTGTTCTGCATATTTGTATTCATATTTCAAACTTATCTCCTTATATTATTATTAATAAACAATTCTTTAACTCTGTTTTCAAAACACTTTAGAAATCATTATAGTAGCTTAAGTATAAAAATTTCTATCATAAATATAGAAACAAAATGTCATTAGAAGTAAGTAAAAATAAAGAAAAAACATCAACTATTCAAGCAAGTCCAATAAATAAATCATCTAATACTGATATAGCTACCAAAATAATTACTAATAAAACAGATACTATAATAGAACTACAATTAGGAGATGTTATTAAAATTCAAGACCCCGAAAATGAAAGATTAAATGAAAATACATTTCTCATTGACTATATTGATAAAACACACATGAAATTATTAAATGTAGAAACACTTTTTTTTGTAGAATTAAAGATAAATGAGGAAGGGATTCTCGGCGATGGTACAATCACCAACATTTACTTATTAAGTAGAAGTCCTGAAAAAGGGTATGCCAGACAAAATGGCCTTTTACGTGGAACATGGGTCAACATTTCATTTGAGTATGACGTTCCTTTAATACTAACTGCAGAAATCACCAATTTGGAAGAAGATATGATTGAACTGACAACTTTTCCAGAAGGAGATATTCTATATATTAATTTTGATTACAAAGGAATCCCAGAAGATATACCCATAAAAACAATAGAAATTAGAGGAAGCCCTGAAAAACAAAAACCATCCCTTAGTACTGAAAAAATAGGATTGGAAGAAAAAGAAGAAGAAAAAGAAGAAAAAATACCAGGATTGGTACCAGGATTGGAGCCGGAATCAGGATTAAAATTAGAAAGCGGGCTAGAAATAAAAAAGAAAAGAGAAAGGGAAATAGAAACGCTTCAAGATGTACGCACTCAAATTCGTGAAATGATATTAAAAGCCGACCAAATACAATTTGGTGAAGAAGAATTAGGACCTATTTTTCAATATGTAGATGTAGACCCCAATAAACAACGATATAGCATAGAAGCCCAAACAAATGATTTGCAAAATGAATTATTATCTACTATCCCAACTATCAACCGTACATCAAGCGTATTAAATAACATACATACAATGATTGAGCGGTTCAAACAATTAAGAGAATATTTTTCAGTATTTGATAATTATGGCAATATTACTCCAAATGTGAATGAAGCCAATTTGAAACCACTTGAAAAATATTTTTTAAACTTTCGCGAACAATTATTATGGATATTACCTGTAGTAGAAAACACGCAAATATTTTATAATATTGAAAATGATTCTGATGATGATTCCGAAAATGTTAAAAGTAATTATATTCAAGAAAATATGATGGAAAATCTTACTAATATAGAAAATGCTCTGAACAACTATAAATCAAATCGTATAAATGGCGAAGAGAATAAATATTCTACCTTATTTTCTGAATTAATTCCATTTTTTACTCCATTTGTTTCTGTAAATGATGAATCAAATTCTTCCATTATTAGTGAAAAGCCTGTAAAATGTGATTTAAATGTACTCGTTGATAATTTAGGTAATCTATCTACATATTCAGTAAAAAATAGCAATTATGTAGTCAACTCTAAACGGTTTTTCCTAGAGAAATATAATACGGGGCTTACTAAATTAGACGCGACTAATTTGGCAGGTTCTCAAATGACAAGTGACCGCGTAAAATTAACCAACCCAGATATCATGTCTATTAAATCATTCGTTACTCTTCCTGAACCGATGATAAGATATTCGCGTATTCTTTTGCCTAATACGTTTTTAATAGATAAAGCAAACTTGAATTTAAATTTTTTGAATTATTGGCAATTATTAAACACACAAACTAGAGTTCAGGATATTTTAATTGACGATTTACAGATGGATTATCCTTACACAGAAAACACATTTGCAAATAATATCAAACAATTTATATTAAATGTACCAGAAGAGGAGAGAAAATTAATTAGTAAAGAAAAATTATACGAGCAGTTTATTCAATCGATCATCCCCAAAATTAAAATTCTTTTTCAACTTATGAAAAAATATATGACTGAAACTGTGTCTATTTTGAATATTGTAGAATATCTAGAACCCTTTTTGGTATATAGTGACAATCTAACTTACATGCAATA